TTGCAAAATGCTTGTACCACTACCTTGTTGCACTTGCAAACCGCTTAGACCAGAAGTGATGTACGTTGTATCAGGTCTTGGATCGCGCACACCTTGTGGGTCATCAACTGGGTACATACCCAACTGCAACTGCGGCTGATCCGGGTCCCAACACTGCGGACAAACTTTAAGGTCATAGGTCTTGGTCTTGATAACTTCTTTTTTAAGCTCTCGTAACTTAAACCTAAACCCGCACCGATCACACTGGGAAATTGCGAACTTGCCAGATGAAAACCGGTTGCCCATTTAAATACCACCACCTATGAACATCTGCCTTGGGACTAAGCGCAAAGCAGCCTTCTCGTGATCTTCGTAAGCGGCAAGTTCCCAGAACTCGTCGTACTGTTGTTTAAGTATTGGCAAACGTTGAATGCCGTCTGGCACTTTGAGCGCAACGTAGTAAGCTAAACCTGCCACCATAGCAGGTACAAATCTAAAAGGTATGTCCATGACGTTGTTGCCGTACTGCGCTGCGTCCTGTGTTCTGCGCATGCGCCAGTAGACAAACTGATACGTCTGCACGTTATCTGGCGTGGGCCAGACGGTCACGGCTGGGAGATTGGGCACGTTCACGGCTGAGCCAACAGGGAACGCTGAGGCTGTGGTACCGTTTTGTCCTCTAAAGCAATTGCCGAGGATGTTGTTGACCGTGTCAACGTAGTTGTAATAAATGGTTTCTGTAGTGCCGTTGTACACCAGGTTGACATACCCTGCAGACGCCAAATTGGCGACCGAAGTCAGAGTGATTGATGTGTCTGTTGCGCCTACTGCGCTTGCAACCGTAAAGCCGGTTGGGTAGATCTGCCCGTCCAAACGCTGTACCCATACTTGAATGGGGCGTGCTTGATTAAGCTTGTTTGGGATGGTTGCGTAAGTAGAGGAACTGATCCGTGTGATAGTCAAATCCGCCTGAGTAGACGTGTTATTAGGGTTTGTCCTAATAACGTGGTCAAGCAAGTCCACAGTATCAACCGGCAGTGGATAGGTATTTAAACCTTGTTGCAAAGTGATCGTACCTTGCTCAATCGTCCACAGATTGATACCTCTATTCGCCCAGTCAGCAAACAATAAGTTGAGTGACCTGCGGGCTGTACGCAGGTCGTAGCCGGAACGCATTTCATAACCCGCACGCTCATACGCCTCTTCGCACGCTTCCGTGAGATTGAGGTTAAACGACGCCGTACCGGACGTCATTGAGTTGAGCGTGGAGATGGTCATTTCTTCTTCATTCCTTTAAGAGTCTCAGCAAGGCGTGCTTGCTTCCCAATCTTGCCAGAACCTTTAGCAGCTTTAGCCAGCTTGCCCGCAGGAATCTTTTCACCTTTAGGCACTCCAAGTGCTTTGTGCAAAGCCCCAGGCTTCTTGATTGCTTTTTGTATCCACTTCTCAGCCATGATCAGCTCGCAACAGTGGGTGTGACAGGCGCTGCAACCGCAGTAGCTGCTACCACAGGCTCAGCAGCAGGCGCAGGAGTGCTAACAGCAGCAGAATCCACGGGAGCAGGTGTGACAACCGGAGCAGCAGGAGCAGAAGGGTTAACATGCTTATCTAATGCAGTAATGATTTCTTGCAACTTTTCATTAATCTTATTGCCTTTGTTGGACTGATGAATGATGTGCTGGTTAAGTTCTTGAAGCAACAAATGTGCTTCATCTTCAATCATTTTAAATACACTCATTTTTTACCCTTTTTAACTTTCCCACCTTTTTTAAACTCTTGAAAGTCGGTGTTATCCCTGCGCTTTTTGGTCACAGGCTTTGGCATTTTAGAGGGGGCAACAGCCCCCATACCACGACTCGCCATCATAGATACCGACCTTTTGTATGCCCTTTAGTAGCAATTCCGTCAGCACGCTTAGATGCTGGAGAACGTACGGCACCACCTTTTTTGTAAGTAGTATAGCTGTCGTCCTGTGCCATAGATTTCCATGTTCCAGGTTTTCCTACAGTCGTTTTAGGCAGTGTAACCACAGAAGCGCGTCTACCTTGACCTGGATATGATTTTTGAGTAGGTTTGCTTGATGCTAGTTCTGTTGTGTAAGACTTGCCATTCCATGTGAATGTTTTATCTCCGCCAGCTCTAGCTGAGGCAAAAGCTTCTTTAAAAGATGGCTTTTTGACTGCCGCATTTACAGCATCTGAGTTTGCTTGTTGCTCAGGAGTCATTGAGCCTCTGTCGCTTTCGTCTTCAATATCTGAAGATACTAAAGACCCGTCTTCGCCGTCATATTTTTTGACCTTGCGCTTCATGTTAGCTCCTGATTACGACTTACCGCCGCCACACATAGCTTTTACGTGCTCGTGGTGCATCTTGTGTCCATCGCCGCCGTGCATTTTGCTAACGTGCTCTTGGTGATGCATATGACCGCCTTCAGCATAATGCTTTTTAACGTGGTCCACGTTGTGCATATGAGAGGGGGTTTCTTCTTTCATCAATGGAGGAAAATCGTTTTTCATGATAAATCCTTATTTCTTAGACTTAGCCATTCCGCCTTTTTTCATAGCGGGACCTGTACCGATGCTGTTACCAGCCATCTTGATTTGTGTGCCTTTTGTTTTGCCGCGCTCAGCAAGACCGTCTTTGCTTGGTGCTGCTGTACGAACTTTACTCATCGTTGCGGTTGTCAAACCTTTTTTCTCTTTAGCCATGATACTTCCACCTTTTGAAAATAGTTGCAAAGAACCGTGCTCAGTCTTTGCTTTATTAACTGCTTCTACCGCAGGACGTGGCACGCCGCCCTTTGTAAACTTCTTACCTTTGTCTGCCTCGTTAAAGTCTTTACCCACTGATTGTGGAATGCCCACCTTTTTGGCAAACTGCGGGTTGTGCGCCACAGCTGCCATGAGGTTTCGTTGAGCTTTTGACTTACTGGGCATTTTTCTTCACCAGCTTTTGAACCGTATCGGTTTCCCAAATACGGATCGCCATCCAGATAACGGTAAGGATACCGCCAACCAACGCCACAATGGGAGGGAACCAAGACATGAAACCGCCGAGTCCTACAACTACAGCAGCTCCGTCAGCCATCACTTTCGCGTCGTGTGTGTCCATAATTAGCCTGTAGATCCTTGGATGTTGTTTTGGATGAGGTACCCATAAATCGCTACAGATGCAGATCCGTTTACGCTACCACCACTAGTAATAGCTTGCCACTTAATATCAGTACCTTGACCGAAACCAAATGGTTGTGCGTAGTTATTAGTGATGCTGTTTTGCAGGATAGATTCTTCGGTAACAACGCTGTTGCCGTTAAACGGTACCATGTATGCACCAATATTAACAGTGCCTGACATATTATGCGCGGCTAACTGCCGTACAGTAGCGTTATTTGATCCGCTAAATGTACCGTTATAAACTTCTTGGGTCTTAAAGAATGTGTACCCTTTTGGAACCGTGTAAATAGACATTTGAGTAATGCCATTACCTGGGTTAATCTGCCCATACACAGTTGTTCCAGCACCTTGTACTGCAGTGATCGTACCTACGTTTGACCCAGAAACTATATACAGACCATTGATGCGGTAGTATGAATTTACAGATGCAACGCCAGTAGTACCGTTTAAGGTTACTGTCTCAGATATCATATTGAAGTTAATATCCAACCCAGCAATAAAAATACCCATCGTGTCAGATGATGAGGTACTTACAAGAGTTAGCGTAGCTGCTGCTGACGGGAATACATAATCCCCACCAGTGGTGGTTTTTGAGCCTTCCCAAATTGCTTGTTGGTAGTCCCCAATATTTGTACTGTATCCAAAAATTTGAACAGTATTGTGCCCGCCTACTTGGTTGCGAACAACTTGTAAATCAAATGGTTCATACTTACCAAATCTGGTAACCGAAGACCATATACCAATATTTCCACTCATGAATAATCTCCTTTAATTTAAAAGATGGGGGCCGAAGCCCCCAGGGGATTAGTCAAAGTTACCGTATGGGTAAGTTGTAGAGTTGCCGATGTTTGCGTCGTACTGTCTGTATCTCAATACAAACATCAATGTACCGGCGCTCAAAGAGGCCAAGTCAGAAGACGCACCGTTGATGTTGAAGGTGAACACGACTTGTGACAAGAATGAAGGTTGTGCGCCAAGTGTAGGGTTCTGGATATCAGAAGTAGTAGCTTGCCAGTTATTGACTTCAGCCGCTGTCAAAGCAATGGTATTCTTACCTGTAGATACTGCAGAAACAGTGCCGTACTGTGAGCCATTGAACTGGTTGCCAATCGCCATCGTAAAGGTTGGAGTTGTACCTGTTACGGTAATCGCTGTACCCAAATACACATCAAGTCCTGTTATCACAGAATTGATAGGTGTATAAAATACTGCGCCGCGATAGATATTGCTGGTTGTGTCAGCAGTAGGTGTAGTTGTCGTAGGACCACTAGCACTGTAGGTGCTAGAAGGAGTATACAGCTGGCCCGCTACGTTGGGGACTAAATTGCTGGCTACAAATGTGCCTGAACCACCACTGTAACCGGCTGTGCCTGCAGTTGTGTTAGCAAAGTTAAGGTATGCGGTTTGAACCATGTCAGCATAGCCAACATCGCGCAAAGCTGTGAATCTCTGATCGCCCGCTAAAATTGGGCCTTCAAACGTACTGCGTGCCATTATAAGTTTCCTTATGCAAAAGTTACCTTGTCAATCGTTGCATCGTCTGCTGGGCCAGTGGCAACAAGGTTGAACTCCCAGATAGACCTACTATACACTATTTTTGGGGGGAGTCAAGAAGTTTTTTCTTTTTTCTCGCCTCCATCATTTTTGCTTTCCATACAGGATCTGCCCATAGCGCTTTAGCCGCAGCTTTCTTAGCGGCTTTGACTTCTTCTCTATTCGCAATCTCCTTGTTGTTTGCGGCTTGTTTAGCAGCGTACTCAGGGTCTGCCCATTGCGCTTTTGCTTGTGCACTAGTCTTGGCTTTAGACTCCTCTGTGTTGCGAGCTTTCTTAATACTTTGGGCAACTGTATCGCCTTTAGTCTCCCACATCTTTTTAGAGTTGACTGATTTGGACTCAAGAGACTCAGGGGTGTTTTGTGCTTTGATTTGCCCAGCTATTACTTTGGCGCGGTATTCGGGATCTTCCCAATGTTCTTTAGTAAATTTTCCATTACTTAACTTTTGTTCTTCTGTGCGTACCGCCCCAAATGCCCCCTCTCCCCCATCCGTGCGATTGAATAAAGTCCCAGTCTTTAAGTCTCTACGTCCATACAGCTTAATTAATTCAACTTCTTTAGCAAACGCCTCATCCTCATTTTCAGTTTCAAAGACACGAGTACAAATAGGTTGCGCACTTATAGCACGTAAGTGCGATAGAAAATCTTGCAAAGGTTTATTGTGTGAACCTCTTGACCAATGAGATAAATCCCGGTCCCCGGTACCTTTACCAACATACACAGGTTGCATATTTTTAGTAGGGCGGGGGTCACGATATACATAGACATAAAACATACTGATCTCCTTATGAAAGACTCAATCATACCACAATGGACGGAGATTTTCAAATATATTTCTCAGTAGTTAGAAATGACTTTGATACGGGCAATAAAGCCAAAAAACAAAAAGGGCCCCG